GACAGTACCACCCACACCAATAGCAAAGTACTCACCATTACCATTAGTACTCCAACGACCAGCAGCTTTAGAGTCAGAACGTAGGGCGACATTTGGGAATATTTTGGCATAGACTTCAGAGTCTACCAGATTTCTTACCTTTCGTCCAAACCCAACTGCTAATTCTGCAGTATTAGAACATTGAATAATTTTTTTATTAGGGAAACGACCCAAGAACCAGGCAGGTAACATATAAGAGGCAAACTCAGACTTAGTATGCCTAGGAGGCATGTTAATAATAAGACGCTTAATTTTTCCATCTGCAATCTCCTCAAATTTACGAGCCATTAAAGCATGGTGTCTTCCATGAATAAATCCTGGCCACATGGTAGTTACAAACTTCATAAAGTCTTCTTGACCTTCTTCACGAAGTAAAGCATTGTCATATTCACGAACCTGTTCCAATACCATAGCCTGTTCTTCAGGCGATAGCATATTCATCAGTTCTACGACTTTATCACTCATTTATCTCAAACCTAGCTTGTAGTCTTTTATATTTGGCATACCAATATGGATTGCTATTCATGACTCTCATAGGCTTACGAAATATTCCACGCACCATTGTGAAGCGTTTACTACATGGCTTCATAAGATAAGTCATTCCTAGTTCAAATTTATTCAAGGTCTCTTACCCTTAACCCTACTGGACGTATGCTTCTTGCACGCCCTTTAACACCCTTGCAAACCCCTATCTCGATAAGGATAGACATCTTACGGGCAACATTACCCCTACCCTTTTCGCCCGTTAGACGCATAATATCGTCAATAGTGGGACCAAAGCCATAGGTCTTCCAGAACTCATCTACAATTAAGAATATCTCTTTTTGTGCTGGGGTCATTTCTTAAAGTCTTCTTCAGTTAAAATTGGTTGATCTTTTTTAGCATCTTTTAGCATCATTTCTAAAATACTAATGATTTCCTCTTTGGTGTCACCCATAACTTCATCACGTTCGCTATAAGCTCTTGGCTTACCACTATCATGATAAAAAACCTCATTGAGTGTATAGTAAAATTCCCCTGTCCTAGGGCATTTACTTTTCATGATTCTATAGTTCCATGTCATACCACACCATGCACTTTCTCAACAGCACGAATTAACTCAACCAAATCTTTTACAGCATCTGGATCATCTACGTTCCACTGATGATTTTTAAGTAGTTGTATAATTTCCTGTGGGTTTAAAGGCATGGTAAATCTAGTACCTTCTTTTATTCTATGAAGTGGCTTTTCTTTTGGTATGGTTAATAATTTATCGGTCATTTCCGCCCCTTTTTGGCGAAGCCATGCAGTATGAATGCTATAACCGCTACTAAATACATAGTAAAGACATAAGCCCATACAAGATGAGTGTATATCCAATCTATCTCTATACGACTATAAGGCATCTATACGCATACCTAACATATGTTTAATCTTAATCTTCCATCTAGTTAGTAGAGGTAGCTTATGTAAGTCATATGCCATATTACCTATAAGCACATAAGTACCATATGAAGGTATCTTGTTCTTAAACCATTTAATTTTCATAATTATCTCCGTCATGTGTATGGGACCCTAAATCATCAAGGGGGGTGTTTTCCTCAGGGACTTTCTCAAACGTCTTCCAAAAATTATCTACCCCTCCCCACTCTGATTCTGTGAAAGATAAGGGCTGTGCTTCGGATATAGAGTCGGATTGTTTGTCTGGAATAGTATGCATAAGCCTACCCTCAGAATTATGTAAAATTGGCCTGTCGGGTGGCGGTGGGTCAATCGTTTCGGCCTTTTCTGTATCAGGCGCTTCAAAAATACTTGGCGCTTCATCTGTAATATCTTGGCCTTCTATATCATCAGGCGCTTGATCTATTGTATCAGGTTCAGGGTTCGATAAGTTCCCGCCTGTTATCTCATTCAATAACTCATCCGCTTCAATTTTCTTTGCCTCTGTAATATGTTTTGATGACCTGATCGCTTGCGCTAGCGTATTGATTAACTTGTCTTTAGCCTTAGCGCTAGTGTCATTAGTTGTTATTTCTTTTCTTTCGGTAAAAAGGGCGACTTCTGTTATCTTGCCTAATAGTTCAAGCGCTTTTAATTGCTGGGCGGGCTTAACTTCGGGATCAATGGCCTTTTCGGTTAGCTTTTGTATGGTTAAAGCCCTTAAGTGAGCGGGTAAAAGATATTTCTGAGCCTCTAATCCTAGTTTAATAGCCTCTACTTGAAGGGCTATAACGGGGTTTTTTGCTAGGTTTTGGCCTTCTTGGCTCTGTATCTTAGGGCTTGAGTGAGTGTCATAGGCCTGTCTGTATGCTTCCGCTTTATTGCCTGTCTTGGCTAATGCTTCCGCAAAGTCTTTTTGCTTCTTTGTCAATGTTTTAGCTTGGCCTAATAGTAAAGTATCTATTGGCATATCCTGAAGGCCTTGCTTGATCTGTTTACGGGTTAGCTTCATAATAATAGGTATATAACGAGTATGTATAATAAAGTGTCATTATATAGTATTTAATTATAAGAAGCTAGTATTTAGGCTTTCATAAATCGATTTTGGCGCATTATCTCTTATGAGGTAATGTTATCCTATTAACCAATTATGATACTTCCCTATATGTTATCCCTATACGCTTATAAGCTATAACGGGCTTATCCGCTTCGCTATCCATGCTATTTTTAGGGGGGCTTTAAATAGGTAAAAATAATTGCATAAATAACTTGCATTATTTTAAATTCTATTATCTAATATCTTTCAGGCGCTATTGCCTATTATTTGAAAGGGTTCAACATGGATAATATCTACATTGAAAACGGATATAAAAATAGACGGGATTATTTAGAAAACTTAGCCTTAGATATGGGCTTAGATCGTGAAATTGTATTTTCGCTTGCTTCTTTACTTGGTAGCGTAGAGGATTTCGACGGGTTAGTATCAAGCCTTGAGGATTATTCAGAGGGCTATTAGATTAATCTTAAAGCCTCTTATCTTATAGGGGGCTTTAGGGCTTAATTTAAGCCTATTAAATAGAAAGGGTTCAACATGGAATTAGATCAAGCATTATTAAAACTTAGTGATAAAACACTAGATCAAATAAAAACTATTAAATTCAATTTAGAACAAAATGTTTTCTATACTTACGAACTTAAGCCAGATTTTCACGATACTTTGCTTAAGGCTTGCGAAATTTTGCTATCTGAAGGGGCTTAACTATGATTACTTATGTATTATATGCTTTACCAAAAAACGAAAATCGGGATTATATGGAAACAATCATAACCGAAACTAAAGACCTAGCACACTTAGAAAAGGCTAAGGCTTGGGCTATATCTGAAGGCTTTAAGGCTCTCAGGGTTTACGAACATATAGAAGGCACTAAGCCTGATTTCATTAAAGCTATAAATATTTAAGGGGCTTAAAATGACTATTGAATTAAACGAAAATGAAATTGATCTTTTAAGGCATATCATTTTAACTAAAATCAGGGCTTCGGCTTATGCTGACGCTTATCACATCTTAAACGGCCTTTTACATAAGATAGAAGGCCAATCTATTTTAAACTTAGAGGGCTAAAATTATGACGCTTCAAGAATATATCGTTAATCTATCCGCTAGGCCTACTTGGGAACTAGCAAACATGAAAAAGGCGCTTAGTATATTCGGCGGTTATCTAAATTCAGATGATGAAAATACAAGACTTAACGCTTGCAAGATCGTTTTAAAAATGAGAAAACAAACTAAAAAAGGGGCTTAACATGAAATTAAATACAAACGAAATAGACGCAATAGTAAAGAAATACAATAAAAAGAACAAATATGGCATTAGTAGCGAGATTTTTATTAATAACGCTAAGCGATACATCAAGGCTATAAAAGAAGGGCGCATGATCTGTTCTATTGGCTCAGTATCAAAAAGCGGAATGTCACGAACTATTAAATTCTTAGAGATGACTAAAAGTAAAACTTTCAGTAATGAAACTAGGCATTATTTAAGTAATTTTTATCAGTTTTTTGATACTTTAGATTATAACCCTGTGAAAGATAGCGACTACTTCAGAATTGGCGGTTGTGGCATGGATATGATCTTTCACACTAATTATACAATCATTCATAAATTGGGGCGCATGGGCTTTATAGATAAGGCAACGACTGAAACCTTAGCGCAACGAACACCTGCTATAGTTTAATCTATAAGCCCGTTAGCGATAGCGGGCTTATGGGCTTAAATTAAGCCTATTTAACGAAAGGGTTAAAAATGAAATATGTTATACAAGACAACGAAGGCGGGAATTTTGGCGCTTGGTCGTATGATAACCCGCCAAATGAGGCAGAAATTATCAATCATTTTAAAAGAATGAGTGATGACGAGGATTTGGGCGGTGATGAACATATACCGCATGAGGCATTTTCTTTAAGCATGATTTCTGATATATGGAATGTTGAATTTATTCCTGTATCAGATCATATTAAAGCGCTTGAGGCGGATTTAAAGGATTTAGGCAGTAATTATATGTCGGGAGTATATCAAAGTATTGTTGATGAACTTGAAATTATGAAAGGGGCTATAAATGAATGACTATATCAAAAATAGAATTGATTTAATTGATTTAGCTAAGCAAGAGGAGTGCGAAGC